TTCGCCGTCATCGGTGCGGATGAATCCCATCTGCGACGCTGCGGTCCTGGCCCGGATCGTCGCCGCTTCCTCATAGCCGTTCGCCTGGTGCGCGTCCGCGATCACCGCATGGATCCGCGGCACGCCACGGGTCTGGCCCAGCCGCTCGGGGAAGAATACATGCACGATGTCCTCCGCCGGTACACGCTCGATATAGCGCTGCGATGTCGCATTCGTGCCCGACGTCAGATAGTCGCCCGGGTGAGCCGTCAGGATCGCGTAGGTCTGCGGGCGCCCCCAGTGGTCCCGCTCGATTCCCATCCGCCAACTGTTGCGCGGATCCTTCAACGGTCCGACGTAGTTCAGGTCCAGCTGGTCGGATTCGATCGCCTCCAGTGCCAGTGGGATCCGGTTGTTGCGGCCGAACGGCTGTCGGACCATGCGGATGATCGTCTCGCCCGAATCCACCCCGGCCATCACCGCCTGCCACTCAAAGTCCAGCCAGGACTTCTGCCCGGCCACGTCGCAGCTGTCGCGGTTGCCCCATTGCCGCCAGCCCTGTTCAATCGCTGAGTTGATCCGCTCATCCAGCTGGCCGCCGCGTAGCTGCATCACTCGCATCTGCAGCTGGATGCCGTGGGGGCCCACCACGTTGTCCCGCACCAGCCGCTTGATCTGCGGCACGTAGGGGGTATCCCGATCCATTGACCGGGCCCGGTCCCGGATCCGCGGCAGGCTGCCCTGGATCTCGGCGTCGGCGCTCGTGCCGGCCGTCAGCCATCCCGCCGTCAGTCGGCCGCCGGTCGCGGCGGCATAGCTGCGTCGCGCGGGCTGCGGCAATGGGCCGGCGAAGGCGTGCTGAATCCGCTGCCAGAATCCCATCAGGTGAACCTCACATAGAGCGTCCGGCCGCTGCCCCTGCCGGCGGCGATGTTCTCAGCTTCCTCCTCCCGCGCCACCTCCGCCTTCAGTTGGGCCTCCAGCGTCAGCAGCTCGCTCAGCTCATATCGCTTCACCTGCCTCGTGCCGATCCGGTACTCCTGCGCCCCGCCGCCAGCAATCACAGCCCGGATCGCGGCCTGGCATGACTCCAGGTCCTTCCGCGCCTGGCTGCGGGTGTCGATCGCACCGGCAGCCGTCAGGCTCGGTAGCACCATGAACGATCCCGACCCGATCGTGTAGGCATCTGCCGCCAACGTCGCCACCGACTGCCAGCTGCCCCGCTTCCCCGCCGGAAACAGGCTGGTCAGCGCAGCACTCACCGTTGAATCCCATCCATCGCCAGATGCCGAGCCGGTTGACTGGGTGGCGCCGGTGGCAACTGGGAACCGGATGTAGGTCGTCAGCGCCCAGCCAGCGGCAGCTGTGATCGGGCCGCCGGTCGGTGTTGCAGCCGATGCCGTGCCCCAGATCAGGGTGTCGCCCGGCCGGACCTCTGCGGGAAAACTTGCGGTCATCACCAGTTCGTCACGAACCCGCCGCGGCGCCGGGGCTGCCTGGACTCTAGCGGAGCAGTGCCGAGCGGCTCAGGCTCTGGCGGCGGAGCGTCCGCGGCGGTTGGCGTGAGCTGACGGGCGATCTGGTCCCACATCGTGGCGCGGTGATAGCGGCGCTTGATCAGCTCCAGCACCGCCAGGGCGTAGACCGTCAGGTCCAGCGGCTCGTTGCGGGCCCCAGGTGGTTTCTGCCACTCCAGCACCTGAAAGCCCTTGACCGATCTCGGCACCAGCCGCTCGCAGGTCAGCCCGCGCAGGTAGTCCTCTGTCGTGCCGGTGCCGAAGTGAATCCCGCCGGCGCCGGTGACGTCGCGCTTGAGCCGGGCGTAGATCGTCCGCTTCAGGCTGTCGGTGCCGACCAGGTAGAGGGTCACGCCGCCCTTGATCGTCTGTCCTTTGGCGTTCACGTCCACCTTTTTGCCCTTGCTGATCGCCGCGGCCGATCGGACGCTGCTGCCCTTCAGGGCCACCACGCCCTCGCGGGATCGCTCGCGGCAGTAGCTGTAGGCCTCGTGGGTGAAGTGGCCGCCGGTGTCAACGCCGACGGATCGGATCTCCATGGTGCCGCCGGCTGCCGTTGGCCATTGCGTCCGACGGATGCTGTCAATCTGCTCCCACGCCTCCGGGTCGTTCGGCGGCAGGTCGACGCGCTGATGCCAGATCCGCCACATCTCGTCGCCGCGGCCAAACCCCCAGATCGTCGTCTCAAGCCAGGTATCCTGCACGTCGACGGTCTGGACCAGCAGCAGCACACCCTTGGGGCAGGTGCCGTCCTCATGGGCGCCGTCCAACCTGCCCATCAGCCCCTCGGCGCTGACAGCTGCGATCGCGGCATCCTCCCAGGCCTCGGCGGCGCGCTTATTCACCCAGCCCTTGAGCAACAGCGGATCATCCTTGGCCCGCAGGAACTCGTCGCGGATCTTCTCCCAGCTGAGCCAGCCGTAGGGGGCGTACCACCCGGGCAGGTGGAATCCCGCTGTCTCGCCGTCACCCTTCGCCGTCGGCCGCCAGATCCCGCCGTCGAGCATGGTGCCCTTGTGGTGCTGCCCGATGCGCTCGCCGCAGGCTGGGCACCGGCACCAGACCTCGCCGTCGGGGCGGTCCCAGACCATGTGATCCCGCCACACCAGCACCTCGTGGGCGCCGCAGCAAGGCATCAGGGCCGCGTACCGGCGCCGGTCGCTGCGTTCCTCGTACTCCCAGGTGATCCGGCAGGTGCCGCGGGTGCCGGGGGTGCTGGTGATCAGGCTCTTGCGGTCCGGGAAGTTGGTCTGACGGGCCTCGGCGTTCTCCAGTGGGTCGCCCTTGTCATCCATCTCCAGCGGCAAGCTCGAGACCTCGTCGGCCCAAACGTTCTGAGCCGGCATGCCCTGGGCCGCGCTGCCGCTGTTGCCGCCGATGATGCTCAGCAGCATGTCGCCCTGAAACTCTTTCAGGAACATGGCGTTGGCGGCGTCGCGTGATTTGCTGCTGAGCTGCTTCGCCTTGACAGCCGGGGAGTCCTCAAACAGCGGCGTCAGGCGCTGGCGCACCTGGCGCTTGGCGAATGACTCGGTCGGGAACATCGTCAGGAACGGCGCCGGATCCATGGCGATTGTCCGGCCCAGCCAGTTCAGACCGCACTCGGTCTTGGCGAGTTGGGAGCCGAACAGCAGCACAACTCGTCGAATCCGACGCTCACGCGGGCTCAGCAGGTCCATCGGCTCGCGCAGGTAAGGCACGCGATCCGTGCGCCACAGTCCCGGCTCGGAGCTGCTGCGGCTGGTCAGATGTCGCTCTCGGTCCGCCCACTCGCTGACGGTCAGGTCCAGCGGGGGCTGCAGTGCCTCGATCAGGGCCTCGCGGTAGATCAGGGCGCCGTCAGGCATTGGCCAGGCCTCGCAGGGCGGACTCAATCTCCACCTGCAGCAGCAGGCGGATGTCCTCCTGCTGATCCATGGTGCAGAGCTTCGCCGCGTTCCGCGCCGGGATCATCAGCAGCAGGTCGCGGACCTGCCGGCCCAGTCGGGTCGCCTCGCGACGGACGTCTGTGATCGGGACCAGCTCGCCGCGATTCTTGAGGGCCTCCTGTTTCTCTCGCTCCGCCTGGTAGTAGGCCCGGCGGCGGCGGCTCTCGTTGATGTCCGGGATCTCATCGTCTGGGATGGCGTCGATGATCGACCGCAGTTCGTCTCGGTCGGCAGCCGTCGGGGCCGGTTGAACCGGTGGGGAGCGTCTGGGCGGAGGCGGAGGCGTCGCGGCGTCGTTGATGGTGTTGCGCTCCCATAGCTCCATCGCCAGGTCGTGGTCGATGAACTCCTTGCCGTTGCGAGTGACCACGGCGTCGCGGATTCGACCGGATCTGATCGCGTGCGTGATCGCCGCCGGGGTCACCCCACGGATCCGGGCGAACTCGCTCTTGCGAATCAATCTCATGCCTTATTGCGAGTTGAATGGTCTTTAGTCAGGCTAAAGCCCCACTAAAGACGCCAGGGGGAGGGGCTGAAAGTGCTTGCTGTGACTGGGATTTAGCCAGTTCGGGGTCACCCGCTAGGCGAAGATCGCGAGTTCGAAATAACCGCGGCCGGGGTCCCCTAGGAAGGACCCAATCCCGACCGGGTTGCCGGGGGATAGCCTGATGCTATTGCGACTCATTCTCAACTGACTCACAGGCCGGCCTTGCGCAGGGTCGTGGCGATCTGCGCCGCGAACTGCCGCTGGAACTCCCCCTGGGCCACCGGCGCCAGGATGCGCTGCAGGTCCAGGGTCTGCGCGCGCGGGCGCCCCCGGACCAGGACGCCGAGCAGGCGCAGGCGGGATTCCCTCCGCTCGTAGATCAGGAAGCCGGCGCCGCTGGGCATCGGTTGAAGGAAGCGGTCGCTCTCGCGGATCTTCCCCAGCGACCCGTAGGTCACGTTGCCCTGAGCCGTGCGCCTGATCCGCCGCGCGGGCACGTAGCTCAGCCTGTCACCTTCCGCCAGCTTCAGGTCGATGCCCTTGATCACGGGAGCGGAGCCAGTCAGCAGCGGCCGCAGGTAGCGACCCGCCGCCCGGGGCTGCGTTGACGCAAAGCCCACCTCGGTCTCCAGTCGGCCTGGATCGACCAGACGCTGGGCATAGGTGCCGCCGATGGTCCAGCGGGTGGCGCCGCCCTGGATCGGGCCGCCGGCGGGCTTGGCCAGCTCCTGGCGCAGGTGGTCACGGGCGGCGACGCCGGTAAGTCGCAGGGCCCGGGCCACGTCGCGGTTGATCTGGTCGCGCGTCAGCAGCTGCAGTCGCTGGGCCAGGTCGGTTAGGCCGGAGGTGTCGACTCGGATCATGCGGTCAGTCTGCCAACGAAAAACCCCGCCGGTGAGGGCGGGGCGGGTGGGGTCTGGGATCAGGGCTCAGGTCAGGCGGCGGCGAGCTCGCGGGGCGATGACTGCTGATGGGTCTCGCTGGTGAACCCCTGGTAGCCGTACTTGGCGGCCAGGGTCTCAAGGCCGCCGGGATTGCTACGGGTCTTGCCGCACCATGCGGGCTTCCAGTACCAGCAGCTGCGGCCGGAGTGCCAGCGGCACTTCATCGCCTTGAGCTGATCCTTCGAGGGTTTGGTGTCGCCCTGGACCCACACCCAGTAGCCGATCAGGCTGATCTCCAGCTTGGGCAGCTTGAGCAGTTCGGCGATCACGTCCATGATCTCCTGTTCGGTCTTCTGGTTGTACTTGTAGGTGCGGCCTTCGGCCGTCTTGCCGTTCTGGCCGCTGAGGGCGGCGTGGTAGGCGGCGTTGATCGCCTTCATGGTCTCAAGGTCGCCGCCGAGGTCGGGGTGGTGCTTGCGGGCCAGGTCGCGGTAGGCGCGCTTGATCTCCTCAGGGGTGGTCAGGCCGGCGAAGTAGGTGGCGGTCATGGCGTGGTGGTGGTGGTGGCGCCGGAGGTGCGTCCCTCCGATGCCCATACCTTAGCGCGTACCTTACGGTCTCATGCCCTGGCAGCGGGACGGTTCACGGATTGTCACCATTGGCCCGGCGGGCCCTGGTCCGTCGCTGCGACCGCTTCACCCGTTCGCTATGGGCGGCCCGGCCCTCAGGGGTCATGCGCTCCCAGCAGCTGGCGCAGAGGGCGGCGTGGGCGCCGCGATGGATCTTGCCGCAGGCGGTACAGCTGGGGCGCTCCACCGGTGGTAGCAGGCCTGCCTGGCGGAGGCGCCAGCGGCGCTGGTGTTCGGCGTTGCTGAGGGTCATGAGCGGCGATGTTCCAGGGCGTGCATCTCCCACTGCTCGGCATAGTCGCTCACCTGCCGCAGCAGCTCGAATGCCCGCTCCCGTTCGAGTCGAGCGCGCTGCCATGCGGCTGGCTCCTGTGGGTAGAAGTCC